CTTTGGCCTCAGTTTTGGTCCAAAGAAGAGCTGGAAGCCCTGCGCGAGGAACTCCCAAACTCGAAGTGGCAGGCTCAGTATCAGCAGAATCCGGTTGGTAATGAGAGTGCGATCGTAAAGCGGGACTGGTGGAAGTGGTGGGAGAAGGAAGATCCGCCCCAGTGCGATTATATTTTGCAGACGTGGGATACTGCTTTTGAGAAGCATAATCGTGCTGACTATTCTGCCGGTACGACATGGGGTATTTTTTATCTCAATGAAGACCGCAGTGAGCCTAACATAATCTTGCTTAATGTCTACAAAAAGCGCGTTGAGTATCCCGATCTTAAGAAAGATGTGCTGCAGGAGTACAACTACTATGAGCCTGACGGGGTGCTGATCGAGAAAAAAGCTTCTGGAGCCCCGTTGATCTATGATCTAAGAGCGATGGGTGTGCCTGTTCAAGAGTATACGCCGAGCCGTGGGCAGGATAAGATCGCGCGTGTCAATTCGGTCTCAGACATTATTGCTTCGGGTAAGGTGTGGGTACCGCAGACACGTTGGGCTGAAGAGTTGGTCGATGAGTTGGCTGCGTTTCCATCGGGTGAACACGATGACTTGGTGGACGCGACTACGCTTGCACTGATGCGCTTCAGACAAGGCGGGTTTTTACGACTGCCCTCTGATGAACCAGACGACATCAAGTGGTTCCGGGGCTACAAAGGTAAAGACAGGTACTACACCGTCTAATTAAAGGACAGGATCATGGCTGGAAACATGGACAAGGCGTTGTACCAAGCCCCTGCGGGGATGATTGATCTTATGGGTGAGGTTGAGCCCGAAATTGAGATCGAGATCGAAGACCCTGAAGCGGTTCGTATTGGGCTTGGCGGTTTGGAGATTGAGTTGGAGAAGCGGGAAGAAACCGCAGAGGACTTTGACGCCAATCTCGCCGAGTACATGGATGATCGGGAGCTTCAGTCTTTGGGCGAGCAGTTGATCGATGATTTCGACAAGGACAACCAAGACCGCAAGGAGTGGATTCAGACTTATGTGGACGGTCTGAAGCTGCTGGGTCTTAAGTATGAAGAGCGAACCGAGCCGTGGCAGGGGGCGTGTGGGGTGTTCCACCCGATGCTGACTGAATCTGTCGTGCGGTTCCAGTCGGAAGCCATGATGGAGACGTTCCCTGCTCAGGGGCCGGTCAAAACTCAGGTGATTGGTAGAGACTCAGTGAAGGTGCAGGAGTCGGCTGCGCGTGTGCGCGAGGATATGAACTATCAGCTGACTGAGGTGATGCAGGAGTACCGGCCCGAGCATGAGAAGTTGCTGTGGTCGCTCCCGCTAGCGGGCTCTGCGTTCAAGAAGGTCTACTACGATCCGAGCCTTGGGCGTCAAACTGCGATGTTTGTGCCTGCTGAAGATATTGTGGTGCCCTATGGGGCGTCGAGCCTTGAGAGGGCCGAGCGGGTCACGCACGTGATGCGTAAGACCGAGAATGAAGTCCTCAAACTGCAGGAAGCTGGGTTCTATATAGACATTGATCTGGGTGAGCCGACCAAAGAGCTGGATGACATCGAGAAGCAGAAGTCCGAAGAGATGGGCATGAGCGCCATACAGGACGATCGCTATCGCATCCTTGAGATGAACGTGGACCTCAACCTCAAAGGGTTTGAGCACAAGAATAAAGAAGGCGAGGTCACAGGCATCGCGCTGCCCTATGTGGTGTCAGTCGAAAAAGGTACCCGCAAGATCCTTGCGATTCGTCGCAACTGGTACGAAGATGACAAGCTGCACCTAAAACGTCAGCACTTTGTTCATTATCAGTACATCCCCGGCTTTGGATTCTATGGGTACGGGTTGATCCACTTGATCGGTGGCTACGCCAAGAGCGCGACGATGCTGATTCGTCAGCTGGTGGATGCGGGTACGCTCTCAAATCTGCCCGGTGGTCTGAAAGCTAGGGGTCTACGGATCAAGGGTGATGACACGCCGATCGCGCCCGGTGAGTTTAGGGACGTTGATGTGCCGAGTGGCTCAATCCGAGACAACATCCTGCCGCTTCCGTACAAAGAGCCCAGTCAGACCCTACTGACTCTACTCAACCAGATTATTGCCGAGGGCCGTGCGTTCGCTTCGAGTGGGGACATGAAGGTCTCCGACATGTCGAGTCAGGCTCCGGTAGGGACGACGCTGGCTATTCTCGAACGTACGCTCAAGGTGATGACGGCGGTGCAGTCTCGTCTGCACTATGCGATGAAGCAGGAGTTCAAGCTCCTGAAAGCCATTATTGCCGACTACACGCCGGAAGAGTACGACTACGAGCCGATCGAAGGTTCGCGTAGGGCCAAAAAGTCTGACTACGACGCTGTAGATGTTATCCCGGTATCGGACCCCAACGCCGCTACGATGGCGCAGAAAATCGTCCAGTATCAGGCGGTCTTACAGCTTGCTCAGTCTGCGCCTCAGCTCTACAACTTACCGATGCTTCACAGGCAGATGATCGAGGTGCTGGGGATTAAGAACGCGGCGAAACTTGTGCCTGTCGAAGATGACGCTGTGCCGACTGATCCGGTGCAGGAGAATCAGAATATTTTGATAGGCAAGCCTGTCAAAGCGTTTATCGAGCAGGACCATCAAGCACACATCACGGCACATATGTCGATGATGCAGAACCCCAAGATTGCTGCCTTGGTGGGGCAGAACCCACAAGCTCAGGCTATGCAGGCTGCGATGCTTGCTCATATCAACGAGCACCTTGGGTTTGAGTATCGCAAACAGATCGAGCAGCAGTTGGGTGGGATTCTTCCGACTGAAGAACAGAATAAGAGTGTGCCTCCTGAAGTGGCCGCTCAAATTGCTCAGGCTGTGGCTCAAGCCTCACAGGCACTCCTCCAGCGCGACACGCAGGAAGCCCAACAACAGCAGGCTCAACAGCAGATGCAGGACCCTGTTCTCCAAATGCAGATGCAGGAGCTTCAGCTGAAGATGAAAGAGCTTGAGCTCAAAGCGCAGAAACAACAGATCGACGCGGCTGAGAAAGCCGACCGCATCCGGGTTGAAGAAGCTCGGATCGCTGCACAGAAAGAGATCGCGGCCATGCAGGTGGGAGCCACCGCAGCCGCTGCTAAAGACAAGCTCAGTAAACAGATGGAGCTTGAGGGTATGAAGATGGGCGTGGCTATCGCCAAAGACAGGGCACAGGCCTCTCGACCCCAACAGTTCAACCGCCCCATGCCGCCTAAGAAGGAGAAATAATGTTCGACAGTCGTCCCCTGAACGCAGTCAGGAGCGAGCTTGAAAGGCTCAGACAGGATCAGATTGCTTTTCTCGCCGGTGGCGGGGCTAAAGATTTCGCCGAGTATCGGCACATTTGCGGGATCATCCGAGGTCTAACTCACGCAGATGAATACGTCAAAGACCTCGTGCAAAGGATCGATACCGATGACTGACCTATCCACTGCTGTAGACCTGTCCGGGCTTCTTAACCAAGAACCGGAACAAAAAGCCAAGCAGTTGCCTGACCCCAAGACCTATCACATTCTGTGTATGGTGCCCGAAGCCGCAGAGGAGTTTTCCGATAGCGATGTAGGGATCGTTAAAGCAACCCAGACTTTGCACTATGAGGAAGTACTTACTCCGGTGCTGTTTGTGGTGAAGCTTGGCCCCGATGCGTACAAAGACCAAACCCGCTTCCCTAGCGGTCCGTCCTGCAAGCAGGGCGACTTTGTGATCGTTCGGCCTAACTCAGGCACTCGTTTGCATATCCACGGTCGAGAGTTCCGCATCATCAATGATGATTCGGTCGAGGCTGTTGTTGAAGATCCGCGTGGCATTCGCCGCGCTGCATGAGGTGAACTATGAATACGCGTACTAAAGAGTTTGAAGGTGATGAGTATAAGTTTCCTGATGAACAGGAAGCCAAGGCTAAGGAGGGGGACGATGATTTTGCCGTTGAGATCGAAGACGATACGCCCCCCAGTGATCGTGGTCGTAAACCCGCGCCCCCGCCTGATGATCCAACCGAAGAAGAACTTTCGTCATACGACGAAAAAGTTCAGGCTCGCATCAAAAAATTCACTCGTGGTTATCACGACGAAAGGCGAGCAAAAGAAGCAGCTTTGCGTGAACGAGAGGCTGCGGAGTCGTATGCGCGTCAGGTTTTGGAGGAAAACAAAAAACTTCAAGAACAGTTATCGACCGGCTCTAAGCAGTTTATTGAAACCTCGAAAGCCGCTGCAGAAACTCGTCTTGATGCCGCAAAAAAGAAACTTAAATCAGCGTTTGAAGCAGCGGATGCTGACGCCCTTGCTGAGGCTCAAGCGGAGGTTGCAGATGCTGCTGTCGAGCTTAAGGAAGCCACCCGTCTTCGACCGCTCGAAGTAGAAGAAAAGTCATTCAAACCCGCACCGCAGGAAACTCCTCGTATTAGCCCCCGTACTCAGCGTTGGTTAGATTCAAATTCTGATTGGTGGGGAAGAGACGAAGAAATGACTATGGCTGCTATGGGGATTGACAAGAGATTACAGCGCGAGTATGGTCCCGATTACGTTGGTACTGAAGAGTACTTTAAGACCATCGACAAAACAATGCGTAAACGATTTCCTGAGCACTTTGATGTTCAGAGCGATGAGGATGACGAGCCGCCTCGGAAAAGAGCTGAACCGGACGAGGAAGAAACCCCTCGACGTGCAACTAAACCTTCTACGGTTGTGGCTCCGGCCTCCCGTAGTACTTCGCCTAACCGTATCAAACTAAAGGCGTCAGAAGCTGCGATTGCCCGCAGGCTTGGGGTGCCCTTGGAAGAGTACGCGAAACAGGTTGCTAGACTTAGACAGGATCGTTAATCATGAGTGAAACTCAAGTGTCACAAAGACAAAATCGTTTGGATCGTGAACTGGATGGCCGTTCAGTCACGTTTGAGCGCCCGAAAGCTTGGGCTCCTCCCGAGGTTTTGCCTTCGCCCAACCCACGTCCGGGTTGGACTCATCGTTATGTCCGTCTTGCCATTCTTGGTAAGCCTGACCCTTCCAACATCTCGTCTAAGTTGCGTGAAGGGTATGAACCCTGCAAAGCGCAGGACTACCCGGAACTCATGATGCACGCCGTATCTGAGGGCCATTTCAAAGGTGGCATTCAGGTTGGTGATCTGTTGCTCTGCCGTATTCCTGATGAGTTTCTCGTTCAACGGGCTGCTTATTACGATAAGCAGAATAAAGCTCAAATGGATTCTGTAGACAACAACTTTCTCCGTGAGAGTAACCCGAAGATGCCGCTGTTTTCTGAGCGTAGGTCTTCAGTTACTTTTGGTCCCGGTTCAAAATCTTAAGGAGTCAAACATGGCTTACCCCTCTGTTGACGCTCCCTACGGTTTTCGTCCTATCAACGAGTTGAATGGACTACCGTACGCTGGAGCTACCCGACAGTTCCCGATTGCTCGAAGCTACAACACCGCTATTTTTTACGGCGACTTGGTGCAGCTGACGACTGACGGAACTTTGATCAAGACCTCTTACTCTGCCGCTTCCAGCCCGACTTCGGTTATCGCTGGTTTGGTGGGTGTGTTTGTGGGTTGTTCGTACACCAGCCCGTCTACTGGTCAGAAGTTGTTTGCTCAGTATTATCCGGCGAGCACCGCTGCCAATGACATCGTGGCCTACGTTGTGGACGATCCGTCTGCAGTGTTCAAGGTGGTGATGGTTGGTCAGACTTCGTCTGAGAGCAACACTGTTTCGGCAGTTGGCTACGCCAATCAGTCGTTTGTTGGGACCAACGTGTATGCGGTGACCGGCGTTGCTGGTAGCGCTACCACGGGCAATTCCAAGATGTCTGTGTCTGGTGACG